AAATCGCTATGGATAAGGCTTATAAAGAGACACCAGCCGACCCAGTTAAAGAAAGATTCGGTAATTTATAATGCTAAAAGACGCTATGAAAAATTGGGCAGCACAAGCAGTTAACGGCGATAGAATAGCTTGTGAAAAGGAGAAATGGGCGTGTCTACGATTTTTAAATGACTTAGAAAAAGAAGGGACGGAAGAATTTCCGTTTGTTTTTGATGATGATAAGGCTATGAGATTTTTAGAGTGGATGTCGTTATTTAAGCATACAAAAGGTAAGTTAGCGGGAGAAAACATTGACCCTGCACCCATTCAAATATTTAACTGGTCTAACATTTACGGTTGGATTCACAAAGATACAGGAGTTAGACGCTTTAGAAAATTCTATTACCAGGTAGGACGTAAAAACGCAAAGTCGCAAGATGTGGCTTGTTGTTTATCTTATGAGATTTCAGCGTTTGGCGAGTCGTCTTCTGAAGCTTATATAGGAGCAACGAAAAGAGACCAAGCTAATATTGTGTTTAAAGAGATTAAAGCACAAATTCAAGGTAGTCAGATTAAGAATAGATTCAAGATTACACGTAGCTTGATAGAGCATGAGAAAAGCAACAGTTATATAATGGCTCTCTCTCGTGACTCTGGGAAAACAGCTGACGGATTTAACCCGCAAGTCGGAGCAATGGACGAGTATCACGCACACCCGACCGACGAAATACTAGACGTTATTGAGTCTGGTCAAGGTGCGAGAAGTCAACCGTTAATTGTTATCATTACAACAGCAGGGTTTAACCTAAATAACCCGTGTTATTCAACCGAATATGATTATGTTAGTAAACTATTAGATCCTAATAACCCTGTAGAAAATAACGGATATTATGCTATGGTGTGTGAACTTGATAAAGACGACGATATAAAAGATGAGACTAATTGGATAAAAGCTAATCCAATATTAGCGAGCTATCCAGAGGGTATGAAATTCTTGCGTGAGAGACTTAACGAGGCCCTTGATAAACCCGAAACAATGTCTAAGTTCATGACTAAGAATATGAACATCTGGGTTAACGCACCGGAAAATAAATATATGGATATGGAGAAATGGAAGTTATGCGAAGTATCAGACGACGAGCTAGTCGGTAAACCGTGTTTTGTCGGTGTCGACTTATCAAAACGACTTGACTTAACAGCTGTAACCTCTGTGTTTGTGTTAAGTGATGACCGTTACGCTATTCGTAGTAAAGGATTTATGCCGGAAGATATGCTATTTCAACGAATGAACACCGACCGTGTTAACTACTCTCAATGGATTGACGAAGGTTGGATTGTTAAAACACCAGGTGAAGTAATCGATTATGACTTTGTAATTGATTATATTGAGGAGCTAAGAAACAAATACAGCGTTCAAGAAGTATGTTACGACCCTTACAACGCTACACAATGGTCTCAAACTATGGAAAAGTTAGGTTATTTAATGGTTGAAGTCCGACAAGGTGTACTTACGTTAAATGAGCCTACAAAACACTTTAGAGAGTGTGTTTACGAGGGGAAAATACATCATGATGGAAATAAAGCGTTGACTTGGTGCATGGGAAATGCCGTCACTAAGTCAGACGCACAGGATAATATTATGTTAGATAAGAAAAAATCAAGCGACCGTATCGACATGGCCGCTGCTGGAATATTTGCGTTTACTCGTGCCATGTATAGCGACAATATCACTTACGACCTTAATGACATGATTGACAAAGGAGAATTTAGTTTCTAATGAGAAAATTAATACAATTTACAGTATTCTTACTGTTTATATCGAGCTTGCTATCGTTAGTATATGCAGGCTTTTTATTTTGCAAAACTATAGGCTTTATCGTGCTAGGTATTAGCTTAATGATTTGTAGTTTTGTTTTAGAAAGACAACTTTAGCTATGAAAGGAGGTGAGGAAAGAGAATGATATTCAGAAACAAGACACCGACAGGTGGTAATGATTTGAGCGACTTAAGAAACCCGTCAGACTGGTTTTTAAATATATTTAATGGTAGTCGAAACAACATAAACGAAGAGAGTGCGATTAACACTTCTGAGGTTTATAGTTCAGTAAAAGTTCTATCAGACGACTTAGCGAAATACCCGTTGAACTTACTGCAAGATGTAAACGGAACTGTAGAAAAGGCAAAGAAACACACAGCCTATAAACTTTTAAAAGACCAACCAAACAGAAATATGACGAGTTTCGAGTGGAAACACTTAGTAATGACACAGTTGAACTTGTGGGGGAATAGCTATCATTATTTAGAAATTGACAAGAAAGGTCAAGTAACAGAAATAGTGCCGTTAGATCCACGATTTACAAAGGTGCTTTACCACGAAGACACGAACACGGTAACTTACGAGACGGTTTATAAAGGTAAACCGAGAACATTAAATGCTGAAGAGTTACTACATTTTAAAAACTTATCTATTAACGGTTTAATAGGACGCTCACCTGTACAAGTCTTACGTGAGAGTATTCAAGGAAACCAAAAAGGGCGTGAAATGGCTTCTAATTTATTCAAAAGAGAAGGTATTCCGTTAGCGATATTGAAATCTACACGTACACCGTTGACTACTGAAAATAAAGAAACCGTTGCTGAGTCGTGGAAAAAACACCTTGAAAATAACAATGTTGCGATTTTAAACCCAGACATTGACTATCAAAGTGTGGGAATACCTCAGTCAGACGCACAATTCATAGAGACTATGAAATATAACAAGGCTGAGATTGCTAGTATATTCAAAGTGCCGCCATATAAATACGGAGACTACAGCGGTTTAACTCACTCTAACGCACTAACTCAGTCAATGGATTATGTGAAAAACGTAATGTTGCCGTATGTAACAAATATTGAGTCGGAACTAAACTCTAAGATATTAACGGATCTTGATAAAAAACGAGGCTTTTATTTTAAATTTAATATGGAAGCTGAGCTAAGAGCCGACCAAAAATCACGAGCAGAGTTTTACGAGAAAATGCAACATGTCGGAGTTTACACAATCAACGACATATTACGTTCAGAGGATATGTCAACGATAGATAACGAGTATGGAGAAATGCGATTCATGTCGTTAAATTATGCTCCAGTAGACACAATTAAAGAATATCAACTGTGGAAGGCAGGTGTAAAAAGTAGTGAAGAAGTGGAAGATTAAAGCTTTAAACGACGATAAAGTCGAGATATTCATTTACTCAGATATCGGATATGACATCTGGGAAGATAAGTCAACAGCTCAACTCTTTGCTGAAGAGTTAAAAAGCATAGGAGATGTGAAAAACATTGACCTACACATTAACTCAAACGGTGGAGATGTGTTTGACGGTCAAGCGATTCACACTTTATTAAAAAACCATAAAGGATATGTGACAGCATATATTGACGGTTTAGCCGCTTCGATTGCAACAGTAATAGCAATGGCAGCCGATAAAGTAATTATGCCAAAAAATGCAATGATGATGATTCATAACGCATGGACTGGACTATATGGAAATGCTGGTGACTTACGAAAAATGGCTGATGATTTAGACCATATCAATGACACAATCGTTAATACTTACTTATCTAAAGCTAAAGATAAGACAGACGAAAAAACAATTAGAGATTTAATGGATAAAGAGTCTTGGTTAAATGCTGAAGAGTGTTTCAACTTAGGACTGTGCGACGAAATCTCAGAGCCGGTAAAAATGGCAGCGTGCTTAACTAAAGAACAAGCACATAAATTTAAAAACGCTCCTAAGGAATTGATAAAAGAAAATTACGAATATCAATCAGAACGAGCAAAACAATATTTAGAATTTTTGGAGGCAATCTAATGAATACAAATAAAAAATTAAGAGAATTAATGCAATTAAAGGCTGAAAAAGTTACAGCTGCTGAAAATGCAATCAACAACAAAGAAATGGAAGTAGCAAACGAATTAATGGAAGAAATTAAAGGATATACTAAAGAGATTGAAACAATTCAAAACTTAATCTCATATAAAAATGATGACAAAGTAGTTGACTTAGCTGAAGAGAAAAAAGAAGAAACAGGACTTGTAGCAGTTCAAAACTATATCAAATCTGGAATTGTTAATGCAGCAGGACCATTAAAAGAGTCTGAAGGAGAAAACGGTGGTTACTTAGTTCCTGAAGACGTTAAAACTGCAATTAACGAGTATAGACGTTCATTCGTGTCTTTAAAAGACCATGTAGACGTACGCTCTGTTGTAGTACCTTCTGGAAGTGAAGTGTATGAAAAAACAAGTCAATTAACTGGACTTACTAACATTACTGAACTAGGAGAAATCCAAGAAATGAACGCAGAAGTGTTCGAAAGAATCACTTATAAAGTTAAAGATTTCGGAGGAATCTTACCAGTATCACGTTTCTTACTACAAGATTCACCAGAGAACTTACTTGCTTACTTAGGTAAATGGTTTATGAAAAAACAAGTTGTTACTGAGAACAAAGAAATTATCGCAGTATTAAAAACTTTAACTAAAAAAACTATTACTAAAGTTGACGAAATCAAAGAAGCATTCAACGTGACATTAGATCCTATCTTCTTAGATAATACAAAAGTATTAACTAACCAAGACGGATTTAACATATTAGATAGCTTAAAAGACAAAAACGGAAACTACTTACTACAACCTGTGGTAACTGACCCAACAAAACGTACATTATTTGGTAAAGAAGTAATCGTATTACCAAATACTCATTTACCAAACGAAGCGGCTAACAAATTCCCACTATACGTAGGAGACCTTAAAGAAGCTGTACGTGTTTACGAGTTAAATGAATTAGAAATCAAATCAACTGATGTTGGAGGAAAATCATTCACACGTAACTCTTACGACACTCGTTTAATCACTCGCTTTGACGTTAAGGCGGTTGATAAAGAAGCTGTTGTTAAATTAGAGTTTGGAAAAGACTTAACACTAGTAGCTGGAGCATAGGTCTATGATTGATGTTTCAACAGCGTTATTACAGCAATTCAAAGATAAACTACATATATTACATGATGACGAAGACGATAATCTAAAAAGGTTGTTGTCTTTTTCTTATTCTGTGTTGTGTGAAAAATGCGGTTACTTTGATATTAATAATGACGAGCAAGGTAAATCATTAGTGTTTGAGAGAGCGAGATACGAGTATAACGACAAGCTAGAATATTTTGACATTAATTTTTTAGGAGAAATATCAAGTCTGTTAATTAAATTAGAGAAAGAGAGGTTGTCGAATGAAGATTAAAGTTTTAAAAGAATTTCAAGACATTCACACATCTCACCTGTATGGAGAAGGAGACGTCGTTGAAGTCTCAGAAGAAAGATACGAAGAGATGAGAAAAAATTTATCAGCTTATGACTACGAATATATTGAAGAAGTAACACCAGATGAGACAATACAGGATCAACCAATCTTATAATGACGGAATAGCTAAATTTGTAGAGAATAAGCATAAAAAAGATAAATTTAACACTAAGTTAGCTGAACACGAAGAAAAAGAGATACGTAAGTTTTGGTTTCGTTACTTAGGTGTGACAGCTAACGAAAAATACCAGTCAATGCAAGTTGACACAGAAGTAACAACGAGAATAGCAATCAGATTATTTACTAACATTAATGACTATTTGTTGAGTAAACTATTTGTGATAATTAATGATAAGAAATATACGATTGCTAGGATCTACCACAACCATGTGAAAAACGAAACAGAAATATCACTTGTGGAGGTGGTTAAATAATGAGTACAAAAGAATTAATATTCGAGACTATAACAAAGTTAAATCTGAATATCCCGTTAGCTTACGGACTCAGCGACAATGAGGAGTTCCCTAAGCTAATTTATTTTCATGTGGCCTCAACGTCAAAACGCAGTTCAAACAAAAAATTCATAAAACATAACACTTTTCAATTAAATCTATTTGACGTTAAGCCTCATGACTTAGATAGTTCAGATGTGTTAAACAGTATTCAAGCAGCACTAGAAGGCACCACACTCAACACGGGTGAATGGCACGAAATAATTGATGTTGATGAAGATACTAAGGAAACACAATTTATGTATTATTTGGAGATATATTCTTAATGGAGACGTTCGGTTTTGAACAGGCAATAGCAAGACTAGAGAAAATAGCGAGTAATACAGGCAAAGTAAACGGCGTTATAGTTGAAGAAGCTGAGGCAATAAAAGACGACGCAAAAGGAATAGCAGCCGGAAAAGGGCTAGTAAAAACGGGTGCTGGTGTGGCTGGTATTGTAGCTAGTCACGGAAACATGGAAAGTCAGATAGGTTGGGCGGGTAGACCTAACCTACACTTATATTTCCACGAGATAGGGTGGCACGCAGGATTTTCACGTCATAAAGGACGTGGGAAAGGTAAACGACGTAAGCGTAAATACGGAAAAGGTCGTGTTTATAAACCACCTAACCCACACGTTAGACCAGCAGCGCAGAAACATAAAGATCCATTTGCGAGAAAAGTAAAAGACGCATTACTAGATTAAATTTAGGAGGACCAAAAATGGCAGTAACAAAAGAAGCAGTTAGCAAGGCTCTATTAACAGGAATTGGAGCAGGTTATTTACAAAAAGTTAAAACAGAGGCAACAAGCTCACAAGGTTTAACTTATGATGAGAAAACATACGAAGTGTTTGCAATTGATAAAGTAGCATTTAAAGGACAAATTAAAGAAAAAACAGTATATCTATCAAACATTAAAGCACGTGATATTGTAAAATTCGCTAGTGTTGAAATGACAGTTGATATCGGATTCTTCCCGGACGGATTCTTAGAAGAGATGTCAGGTATGAAAAAATTAGCTACAGGAGTATATGTACAAGGTGACTCACCTCGTTACAAACAATTCCGTTGGGCGTTCCCTGTTACAGATGAAGACGGTAAAGAAATAATTTACAACTTCCCTGTGTGTCAAATTGAAAACCCAGACTTTAACGCAGAAACTGAAACTGATGAGAAGAAAGAAAACATCACACAAGTTACAATCAAAGCTTATCCAGTTGTAGGAAGTAAAGATAAATCAGTATTCAGTAAAATCGATTTACGTGAGACTGATAAATATGATCGTGAGAAATTATTATTACAAGGTTTCTATGATGCAGAAACCCTTAAACAATGTCTTAAATCGGGAACAACTGATGAGACAGTAGTTGTAGCAGGATAATTTATAAGAGCTGACATTTGTTAGCTCTTTATTTTTTTGGAGGACATGAATGAGTATATTTACAAAAACAGTAAAAACATTTAAAACAGATATTTTAGGAAATGAAATTGAATTAAAATCAAACCTGGCTGTGTGGTTACATTTAGAGGCTGACTTTGGAATAAAGCAGGGTGAATGGAATGACGTGTATTTAAAAGAAAAAAATGTAGCTACAGCAAAATTTTTAGTTTCAATTTTAAAAGCAAATGGATATAAAACTACAATAGAAGAAGTACTAGAAAACGTAAATGATACTGAATTAGAGTTATTTATTTTGAAATACCAAGAAGCTATGTACGGGGATCAAACAGCAACATTATTAGAAATGTTGGGGATAACTGATGATAGTGAAGAGGGAAAGCATATTTTAGAAAAACCGGTAGACGACCAAGTGAATATTTACGAACACCCAGCGAGAAAACCGAAAAAACAAAAAGCGAAAAACCGCAAGAAATAGACTGGGACGATTTATTTTACAGATGTCGAACTTGGTTTAACATGACTAAGAGTGAGTTCATGTATGATTACAGCTTAGAATATATTGTGTTTATGATAAACAGATATATAGAAGAGAATTTCAATCATGAAGAAACTCAACAGGAAGAAGTAAAAACAATGAACTTTAGTAAATTGTTATAGGAGGTAAAAATTTGTCGGGATATATGGATAAAGTCGGTGTCATATTGACAGCCGAAGGAGTAGGCAGTTTTACTTCTGCGTTAAAACAGGGTGAAAACGCCTTGAGACAATTACAAGCTGAAGCGAGACGTAATATCGCTTCGTTAGGTAGTGGCGGGGAAAAGTACGACGTAA